TCTTGTCATCAGGGTCAAACATATCTTGACTAGCATAAGTGTGATTAGTCGCAACCAATCCTACATTATGACTACCAAACATGTTTACACAGTTGCGAACAAGTGAAGTTAATGCTTTGGGCTTACGACCCATGTCACCCTTCATATCACCTGCTTCGAATTGATTTACGTCTGTGGGAGTCAACAACATACCAAGACTGTCAATGATGAATAAAACTTTCGGCTTGTCGTCTTGTGGTAGAGTCTTATAACTCTTCATAAACTCGCTGATAGTTTTAGCAACATCATCAATCATTGCCATGTTCAACTTAAGCAACTTGCTTTCATCAGTATCTACACCAAGTGCCTTCAACCAATCTTCATCAAGTGCGTTTTCGCTGTCTACAAGAACAACAAAAATGCCTTGCTGTTGCGCATGGCGTACTAAGTTACCGGAACAGATATAACTCTTACCTGAACCTGATTCACCTGCGAATACAGTTACCTTGCCTAGTGGGACTCCCTTGTTAAAGTCTCCGCTAATAAGATAATTGAGAGCGTGGTTACCGGTACTGACCCAATCAGTAGGATCATTGAAACCAATACTGAGACCTTCAATGCTCTTGGTAATGTCTTTTCTAAATTTACTAACATCAAACGGCTTACCCATTACTTAGCCCCCTTAGGATATTCTTTTGGCTCAACCACGATATCTGAACGACCGATAGCCTTAAGCCATGTGTTCAATCTATGAATGATTGTGCTGTCATCCCTGGGGTTATCAAAATTGATATTACAGTCCATGACTGTATCACCGCTATCTGCTTCGCGGCTACTATAATTGAGAGAAAAACTCTCATTGATTTTAATTGTTTTTGCCATTGTTTTAATCCTCATAATCTCTTTGATAGTCTATCATTAAATGCGATTTTGTCAAGCATTTCTGGACAACTATCTGCGATACGTTCCAATTCATAATCATTTGGAAAATGTCTTAATGCACCACGGGCACGGTCACGGACGATGCTCGGCACCCTAGGCGTCTTGCCCGGATCGCATAATTCTTCTAGTAATTTCTTTCCTTGCTTTAGTGCGCGGAATCTTTCGTCTGGTAGTGTCATGGTAGTTCTCCTAAAAGAAAGATCGGGGAGGGATTCCTCCCCGATTCAAATTAACCCTTCTGTTGACGGCTACGGATCATCGCTAAAATGTCTTGTGCCTTGTCGCTAGAAGTACTCTTAGGAACTACTACTGGATCACTATTCTCTTCTGGTTCATCTTCCTGAACTACTGGCTTCTTAGCAGAAACACTCAATGTAGTAGTCTCAGTAACATGAGGTTCTGCGCTAGCAACACCAGCCGGAGCCTCAAGACCATATGGACGATAGTATGCGCCCCACTTGTCATTGTCATAAGGCTTACCATCTACTGAAGCCTCAAACATTTCTTTGATGACACGCAGTTCGCTTTCGCTAGGCTTCTTGGGTAAGAAGTCTGCTAGATTGAAAAGACCATGAGCCTCGATAGCCGCTTGCTCTGCTTCAGTCAACGGAGTCTCTTTGCGAGCCCAGTTGCTAGTAGAGTAATCAGCATAACCACCCTTGCTGGTCTTCTTAACGTTGAAATCAGTACCATTCAAGAAATCAGTTGGAATGTTTTCCATATCTGGATCCATCAAACTTGACTTGATGATAGTGAAAATCTGCGGGCTGATAACGAATCTACGAATCGGGTTCGCGGGAGTCGCATCGTTGCCAATTGGGTTCTGACGAACAAAACCTTGAAACAGATAACTACGCTTCTTCCAATACTTGTTTGCCATTTCTTTGAGAGTATCGTCTTTATACCAAGGACGAACTTCTGCCAAGATCGGGCAGTTGTCGCCATACATCTCTACGCATGGGACTTGAACGATAACTTGCTTTGCGTTTGGATCACCCTTCACGCCATTGAATGGCAACTTGATGATCTGACGTTCTACCCAGAAAAATGTGTTACTGTTATTTGCGTCTGGAAGGAATCGAATAGTAGCAGTTGTACCTTCTTCCATGTTCCAGTGTGGATAGATTGCGTTATCTGATTGGGTGCGTTGACCCTGACCTGTTTTCTTACTTTCTTGTGCCGCGAGACGGGCACGGATATCTGCTAGACTTGCCATTTTGTTTCTCCTTTAAAAAATGCCTAATTTGAGCCTAAATGTGTTTTAATGTTCGTTGTCGGAGACAACTAACACATAATGACATTATACACTAATGTCATCGTGTGTCAATAATACTTATACCCTATTGAAGAGTAAAATATATTAATTTATTGTGTATTGGGTGAATTACTTCAAGCCAGCCAAACGTTTGATGTCTTCAAACTCACGGCTTTCGCTAGTACCAACCAATTTGCCAATATTGTTATTCTTGACTTTCTCAGTTGGGCCTAATTGACCTACACGCTTTTGGTCAGCATCCAAATCTTCCGCCACACCTTTTCTTCTTGCCACTTCGGCTTTAACTGCGGCTGTAACTGTTGGATCTAAGTCTGTTTTTGCGGCAACTTGCGCCAATGTTTTAGGGTCCATGGCAGCAAGGTCTTTATTCATTTGTGCAAGTTCTTGAGGAGAGTAATCACTCTGTGCCGGAGTAGGTGCTGCCGCTGGTTTTGCTACTGGTGTGACTTTTTTAGTCATATCCATTGTGCCACCTTTTTTCACTGCGCCAGGCGCAGCCTTTGCGGCAACTTGTGGCTTACCAGTGTTTGGATCATATCCTTGCGGGGCGGCTGCCATTCTTGCCTTTGCGGCTGCATCAGGAACTACAGGAGCAGCCGGTGCAGGTGCTGCCGCGGCTGGGGCTTGTTTTGTAAACATGCTTTTAGCCTTGTTAACCATGTTGCCTATAACACCTTCGCCAACTTCATCTGAAACATTCAAACGATCCATTACAATCTGTACGACTTCATCTGTGTCTAACTTGTGTGGATTGTCCATCATATTTTGATATTCTTCAACAGCACGATATACATCATCACTAGTTAAATCACTTTCACCGCCTATACTATCAATGATCTGATCTGCTACTTCTTGGCTTGGGCTGAAGCCTTCTGAGACTTCTTTCTCTTTAGCCATGTTTGGCTTACCATGTTGTGCATGTTGAGGGATGCCGGCTTTCTTCTGTAAGTCTTTCAGTAAGTCTTCATCGCTACCGCCACCTAACTTATCAAATACTTTGCTACCAACCTTCTTAACTTTGTCTATGATACCTTCTTCATCTAAATCAAATGCTTTTAGATTTGATTTTTCTGTATCTTGGTTGTGTTTCAATGTCTCTGCACCCGGTGCTTCATCAAGCATCTCGTCTGCTGGTTCTGCTAAAGTTTTTGTAGTCTCGTCTTCTACTTCAGTAATTGATTCTGCCCATTCATCTAACTCTTTAACTGCTGTCATCTCTGTGACATTTTTCGACAGTCTTTTTAGTATAGGCATCACATTTTCAATACGTGGGTCTAATGTCTCTTGTACAAACAATTCATTCAATGAAATATCATCGTCTGTTTCTTCATTGAGTACAGGTGTGTAACTTTCAAAATACTTGTTGTAACCACGATGACTTGCCATGCCCTGCAATGTCATACGTAGTGTGTTGTAATGATTTAATCCTTCATTGACTAATGCCAATGCTGATTCATTGAATTGTCCATTACGTGTGGCACGAACAAATCCTGCCATCTGTGAATATTCTTCTACTAATGTAGTGATATGACGACCTTTGTCATCATAAGGAGTGCCGCCTTCTGCGATATGGCGTGCATATACTCTTGCTAATCCAGGACGGTTAGTTGGTAATAGGAAACGCTCACCTTCTAGATTCTCAACGAAAATCTTAGCAATGTTACGGAAACGCTGTTCGCCTTCTTCAATCTGGCGTGTGTGTTGTAATATGATTTTTACTTCTGGCACGTTATCGCTGTAACTTGCTTTCTTACCCATTGGGTGATAGCCCTCTAACATATTTTCTTTTTTGTTCATAACAGTCCTCTTTTTCATGTCTCCTAATAATCTATCTTTATTGGAAACATCAAATCCTAATAATTTACGTTGTGACCAGCGTTTTAAAAAATGCGCAAATGTCTCAAAGTCTTTGTGTTCTGTAAACTTGTCATCTATGTACAGTACAAGATTATTACCCTCTACAGTGGCCCAAGCATTGATTTTATCCCCGGTTTCTTCATCTTTAAAATGAAATCTAAAGACATCTGCTTCTTCAACGTCATCCGTAGGGTCACCTTTGCTGTCTAGGCTTATAGGGTCATAGTTTCTGCTACGCAGTAACTCATGTAATTCTCTGTTTAATGTATCGTAATTGACTGGCATATGTATATTTAGTCTTGTAGGTTAACTTATGACAGCAAAAAAGGGCAACGGTTGCACGAATTCCTCATGGTCACGCATATGTCCTTCAATATCCTGATGGAAATCTTGCAATTGCTGTAGCATTCTAACTATTAATAGTGAGGCCATGACCAAATCGTCTGTCTCACCTATCTTGGCAGCATAACTACCGCCCAAGGCGACAAAGGTCTTGAGTTCTGATATCAGTGATCTGCTGTGTATCGTCATCTTTTTGCTTTCCAGTAGGGTCTTGAACTTGGCACAAGCCGTTAGTTTGACCTTCTGTGTAGTGTTGAATCCTTTGCGCTTTTTACCATATTCGCTGAAAAATATTCCCGGGACATTCGTTTCCCCGAACTCGTTTAATGATATCAATGCCGCTTCGCCTATGCTATTGTTCTCTAAACTATAGTAAAGATTATTAGGTTCCCCGGTACATTCTACGATATACTTGTTTATCTCACCTAACAATTTAACTTGTCCGGGAATGTCGGTCTTGTTATGCTTCCACTCACCAATCTGTGTAGTAGTATTCGCTTCAAAAATCTGTATGGCAGCAGGATCACCACCTGTACCTAGACTTGGATCAAGACCTACTACATAGATATTACCTTTAGTTGGTTTCTTATACCAACGAACTTGACCCATGCGACTTACTGGTTCTACACCTTCAAGTTGTATGAGTGTGTTAGGATTGATCAATGTCTCGTCTGCTATGATGAATTCGCAACCGATCTCACGATTGAAACGATCAAGACCTAACTGGTTCTTCATCTGTTCAGCCCAGGCTTCATCACGACCAGGTTGTTCAGTCCAATATGCACGATATGCTTTGAATCCGTTAACACCTACGTCTGTCTTGTTACCGAACTCGTCTTCAGTCTTGTTAGCACCCTTCCATATCAGTGCGAACTGATCTTCGTCACTATTAGGAGTTGATGTAATGATAGCCTTACCACCAGTTGCTAGAGTTGGTGTGATAGAAGTCCAGAACTGTTCAGCGATTGTTGGTCTCACGAATGCGAACTCGTCAAGATA